TTGCTTTCATTTTAGTATCTTTGAACCATTAGAAACAACTCATTGATTGTTTCTTGTTGTCTATCAGTAGGTTATAAGTAAATTTAGAAAAAGAAAAAGTTGTTTCTTGAAATAATAAATCCCATATTAACCATGGGATTTATTATTTTAAAAGAGTTCTAATTGTTGTCCTGGTGTTTTTACCCCACTTGCTTTCTTGCCATAAAATAGCTCAATTTCTCCAAACTGTTTGTCTGTGATACATATAATTCCAACTTGACCATATTCAGGTAGAAAGGATTTTACTCTTTTTATATGCACTGCTGCATTTTCACTGCTTGCACAATGGCGTACATAGATAGAGAATTGAAACATTGTGAATCCATCTTTTTGTAGATTTTTGCGAAAATCAGTATAAGCTTTTTTATCTTTCTTTGTTTCTGTTGGTAGGTCAAAAAGAACTAAAATCCACATAACTCTATATTCGCTGAAACGTTCCATTAGAATTCAGGATAAATGATTTTTCGTGATTCTCCAGAAAAGCATTTATATAGTGATGCCGTTGTTTGGCTTGCTGCTATCATAAGAGGACTTCTTTTCCCACTGATTCTGACATCTATTGTGGGGATGGATAATAAACTGGCTTTTACTTCTTTTGTAAGTTCCATTTTGTTTTCAGAGTATAGTTGATAGACTAGCTGGTCTATGAAGGGGCGATATGGTTCCATAATATCGTCTGCTAAGCAATAGGCATTGTATCGGTTATGATGGTGAATGCCTAATGTGGGTAATAATCCGCTTGTTACAAGAGAACGTGCGATAACTGCACGGAGAATGGCATAACCATAATTTAAAAGATTATTATAAGGGGGGAAAAACGAAACGTGTCAATATGTGGTCGGCTTGAAAATGACTGATTGCTTTGGTTGTCAAAGCGTTATGATGAAGTAGGGGAGAGTGACTTGGAAAAACGAAACGTTTACATCGCTTTACATTGGGCTTACATTTTAGCCTCGTTTGAACGCCGTTCAAATGGATTGCTTTACATTGAAGGTAGGATAGGGGAGATTTCGGGTTTGTTCACCGGTTATTCTCCATGAACCTTTCCAGATCAGCTCTCATATACAAAGATAGTCAAACGGATCGGTTTATGCAAGTGGAGTGGGGGAATACCTGACGCGCTTCCCTTTTTTATTTTATCCAAATTATTCCATATAGATAATATTTGGTATATTTGTAGTCAAATAAATGCTATATAATTATGACTAAAGTTATCCATGTGCATCTGATTTATGAAAAGAAAAACCTCTATTTCGGTAGTATTTCTGCCATATTCGAAAATCTGACGGAGAAGCAGGTCGGTATCACCAAAAGCAGCCTGTTGCATGCCGGTTTGACCGATGGAGCTGTAAAATACACGAAACGTGCAATGATTATCCAGTCTCACTTGATAAAGACTACCAGAAAGGACTGAAACAGCCTTAGAACGTCTATAAAGCCGCTTTTTGCGGCTTTTTTTGTATTCGTGTCGGAATAGTACATCAATGAAAGGCTGCTACTTATTTGAACGGTTTGAACAGTCGGAAAATTGAAAGGGTTTACACTTGGGTTTACAAGTTGGGTTTACATTTTCTTTGTTGCAAAAACGAAACGCTTCGATAGGGTTTACACTTGGGTTTACACTTTTGGATTATTTTTTTGTGATTTGTCTATATGTGTGATATTAATATGTGGTTGTTTTGTTTGTTTTTAAATTATTTCAGGGGGTAAATAATACATAAATAATAATTATTTACTCCCCTATATTTTAATTTATTGCTTTAAAAACCAATACTTTACTATTTTTTGCCCCCTTTGCCCCATAAAACTCGTTTTATCCGGCACCTGCAAGTGTTGAACTCTCCGCACCTGAAACACGCCCCACGCTTTCCTGTTTGAGTTGCATGATCGTTTGCTTGAGTATTCCTATTTCTTCCGCCTGTTGGGCTATTTTCTCTATAAAAAATGAAGTTTCAGATACTGAATTATTGGAATTGTTTGTTTTAGGAGTAACAAATATATCCCCCTCCCCCATTATTATCCATTCTATATTAATATTTGGGTATGATAATTTCAGACGGCGAAGAAGTTCTATTGATAGTTTCTTTCTTCCGCTTTTTATATCACTGATACCTGCTTTATTTGTTCCTAAAGTATTAGCAGCTTGGACATAATCTGTTATTATCCCTTTCTCCTTTAATCCATCAAGAACTTGTATAAATCTGAAATTCTCATCCATAATCTTAATAAAGTATGAAAAATTACGCCATTCTATTTTGTAGTATGAAATTCTCATACTATATTTGCCACGTGTTCAAAGTGTGAACACCGCCCCAAAGCTACAAAAAAGGCTTGAGGTGACAATGAGAAATATAAAAAGAAGAAAATGGAAGCAAAATTTAAAAAGGGACAAAGTGTGAGAATCACCAAGAGGAACGGTGAAGTCATTGATGGTGTAATCCGCGACTGGGACTATAACATTTGTACTTTTGGTCGTGAATATAATGTCGATTATATGAAAGATGGCCAGGTCTGGACTGTGATATGTGTTCCGGAGGATGCCATACAAGAACTCCGATAGACTTCCGGGGCGGTTAGTTCAGTTGGTAGAACACGCCAGACTCCCGCAAGGGAGAGGCCATGGTCCGCGGTTCGAGTCCGCGACCGCCCGCTACAATAATTTAACTTATCAGCGAATTATGAAAGAGAGAATAGTTGTAGAATACAGTGAGGTGGGTAAGATAGCCGGTTTACTGGGGTGTTCCCGGGAAATGGTCTCCCACTCCCTTGCGTTTCGCAAGAACAGTAAGTTGGCCCGTTCCATCCGCAAGCTCGCCATCGAGCGCGGTGGAACGAAGGTAGGTGGTAACCCTCAAAAGAAGGACGGCGATGAAAAATGAGTTGATAGCATTGTTCGGTGACCAGCTGCGCAAGTTCACCGGTCTGAGTCGGAAGCAGCGCCTTTGTGTGCTTTACTTCTGCATGAGTTTTGGGGCTTTACTTTCTGTCTTCTTCATTCATCCGCTACCGGAACTTTTCATTGTGTTGAACTTTGGAAATTCCGTACGATTGCTGAAGAAGCATGTCCCTTTGAATGATTTGGAGGACTGATAACAGAACGGAAAATGGAATACTATAATAATATACTGTGTGTAACCTGTGAAGAGCTTACTTCAGGAGATAATCCGGTGATGAAGTATATAACTTTATACCAGAATGTCCGTCGCGGTAACATCGAAAGTATCAACCGTGGCGGTGGCGAGGGCAATGTAGCCCTGTATTCCTATTCCTCCCTTCCCGAGAAATACAAGAAACGTTGGGTTGAGCGCCATGGCGAACCCGAGAAACAAATGAGACAGGAAATGATCCGTAACATAGTGAAGAAAGACGAGAAGGCCGAGAACTTTTTCGAGGATTACCGTTACGACAAGAACGGTGAGATGGTCGCTCTTCCCGAGGATGTGAAGAAGGAATACACCTGGAACGCTTCGGTGCTGAACGCGTTGATGGAAGAGTTCAAACGCTTGAGTTCATCCAATAACAAGCTGACCGGTTTCCGCCGTAACCTTTGGGAACTTCTGCTTGTCACGAGTGAGGAATGGCGTCCGGTGTACGGGCACAGTCTTCCGGGCAGTGTGGGGCGTTTGAAAGCCCTGATAAACAAGTTCCGTCCCGACAACTACGGTGTGCTTGTGAGCGGTAAATACGGCAACAGCAACACGCTGAAGATCGAGGAGGACGGCGGGCGTTACCTTGTAGCATTGAAACGCAGCCGCGTTCCGGTTTATACTGACATGGAGATCTTCGAGGAGTACAACCGTGTCGCTCCGGAACGTGGCTGGAAGCCCCTGAAGAGTCCCCGCAGCCTCCGCGAATGGTTCAACAGCCCGCGTGTCGAACCTCTGTGGTACGATGCCGTTTATGGGGAAATGAAGGCACACCAGCGTTATGACCGCAAGCACCGGACCATCCTTCCGAGCCGTCGTGACAGCCTTTGGTATGGCGACGGCACGAAGCTGAACCTCTACTATCGTGACGAGAACGGAAACAAGTGTACTACAAGCGTGTACGAGGTGGTGGATGCCTATAGTGAAGTTCTGCTCGGTTATTACATCAGCGACAATGAGGACTATATCGCCCAGTATCATGCTTTCCGCATGGCTATCCAAACGAGCCGGTACAAACCCTACGAGATCGTGTGCGACAACCAGGGCGGTCATAAGAAGAACGCGGCGCTGGGTCTTTTCTCGAAGATCAGCCGTATCCACCGCCCGACAGCTCCGTATAATGGCGAATCTAAGACGATTGAGAACATTTTCTACCGCTTCCAGAGCCAGGTATTGAAGAAACGTTTCGGTTTCACCGGGCAGAATATTACGGCAAAGAGAGATACAAGCCGTCCGAATTTGGAATTCATCAACGCGAACATCGACTCCCTTCCCACATTGGAGGAACTGAAGGAACAGTATGCCGCCGCCCGTGAGCAGTGGAACTCAATGAAGCACCCGGCTACTGGCATCCCCCGTATTGAGATGTACAATACCAGCGTGAACGAGGCTACCGATGCGGTAAGTGTGTCGGATATGGTGGAGATGTTCTGGTACACGACCGAGAAACCGTCGCTGTTCACCGCCAGCGGTATCGAGATCACGGTACAGGGAAAGAAATACCCTTACGAGGTTTTCTCCGCTCCCGGTGAGCCTGACCTGGAATGGCGCCGGCGTAATACCTACAAGAAGTTCTATGTCCAGTACGATCCCTATGACATGAGCAGCGTACGGTTGCTTTACAAGGACAAGGGCGGTGCGATGCGTTTCGAGTGTGTGGCCTCGTTCCCGCTGATGATCCACCGTGCCCAGCAGGAGCAGACGGAAGCCGAAAAACGTTTCATCCGCACCCAGCAGGAGGCCGTCGTCAATGAACGTATAAACCGTCAGGTCGTCGCCAAAGATATCGAGTATGAGCATGGTGTCGCACCGGAACAGAACGGTTTGCGTACTCCTGACCTGAAAGGTCTCGGAAAGGAGGCGCAACACCAGATTGACCGCCGCACGAGAAAATACAGCCAGCCGCCCCGTCCTTCCATAGGCCGTGACATGAAAGTCATCAGCAACGTGACATGGGACAGCTTTGAGAAGAAGGAAGTGAGCATCCGCAAGGTGGTCGGGAAATTATAAGGAACAGATTTATAACAAGATAAAAAATATTGATTATGGAAATTACAATGAAAGAGAAGAACGCCATCAGTGAGAGCCTCCGGGCTTACGTGGCGAAGTATCCGAGCCAGACGAAGGCCGCGGGTAGTCTGAAGGGAGTCAGTGTGGGTACTGTGAGCAATATCCTGAACGGGCGTTATGAGAATATCAGTGACGAGATGTTCCGTAATGTCGCCTCGCAGGTCGGTGGTGTAAGCGCTACCGGCTGGCAGATCGTGGAGACCGGCGCTTACCAGGAGATCACGGCTGTGCTCTCCGATGCGCAGCGCTGGCGCAATGTCACATGGGTGACCGGTGAGGCTGGTTGTGGCAAGAGTACCACCGCCCGTGTTTACCTTCATGAGCATAAGGAGGTTTTCTATATTCTCTGCTCCGAGGACATGAAGAAAGGTGACTTTGTCCGCGAGATAGCCCGCACGGTCGGGATCCGGACTGAAGGGTATAATATCCGTGAGGTGTGGGGACTTATTTTGGATGATATCATCCAGATGGACGCGCCCCTGCTGGTGTTCGACGAGGCGGACAAGCTGACCGAACCGGTGTTCCACTACTTCATCAGCCTGTACAACAAACTGGAGGAGAAATGCGGCGTCGTGTTTTTGAGTACCGATTATATTGCCAAACGCATCAGCAATGGTCTGCGATACCAGAAGCCTGGCTACAAGGAGTTCTACAGCCGTATCGGACGGAAATTTTATGAGCTAGAGCCTACGGACGTGAACGACGTGTTTGCGATCTGTTCCGCCAACGGTGTGACTGACAAGAAAGACATCGATAAGGTGATAAAGGAGGCTTCGACATGTGACTTTGATTTGCGGCGTGTGAGGAAGTCCATTCACAAGGTGAAACGCATGGTGGGGGAATGACTCCCGTTCAAATACCGTTCAAACGTAATTTTAAGGATATGGAAAACAAATTTGAATACTTAAAGATCGACGGTCGCGAGCAGCTTCCTGCTCCCTGGAGCGATTACCCAGTCTTGAGGGAATACGAGACGGTGACCGTTTACCGGAATGGTCGCGACTATCTGGACGCCCTTGTGGGACAGCAGGACGGCTGGTGGGTTGCTGGCGTTCACATGGAGGTGGGCGGTTTCGGCGGCGGTTTCAACCCGGGACGTAAATGGGGACAGTTTGCTACCCGTGAGAATGCCCTTCTGTGTGCACTCGGCAGGATGCTCTGCCACGAGAAACTGCGGGGTGCCGCACGGCAGGCCGTGCTTGATCAAATAGACAATATCCGACAACTAAAACTGTTCTGACCATGGAAGAAGAGAAAAAGGATAATAAAAAAGCGGGCATGAGACGTGCCTTGAATGTCAGGGACATCCTGAACAAGAAGTATGACGTATTCCCTTTTGAGGGGAAATGGAAGGATGCCTTCGACACTCCGGAAGTCCGGGGCTGCTGGTTCGTGTGGGGCAATAGCGGTAACGGCAAGACCTCTTTCGTGATGCAGCTCTGTAAGGAACTTTGCAAGTATGACCGTGTGGCGTTCAACTCCCTGGAGGAAGGAACTTCTCTGACTGTCCAAAATAACCTGCGGCGCTTTGGTATGGCCGAGGTAAGCCGCCATTTGGCGTTCATCAAGGAGGACATCCCCACCTTGAAGATCAGGCTCCGGCGTCATAAGAGTTTCAACATCGTGATCATTGACAGTTTCCAATACACGCAGATGACGTATCGTGACTATATCCAGCTGAAGGAGGAGTTTCCGGACAAGCTGTTTGTTTTCATCAGCCATGCCCGCGGCAAGAATCCTAAAGGTGATGCGGCCACGAGCGTGATGTATGATGCCGACCTGAAGATATGGGTAGAGGGCTACGTCGCCTTCAGTAAGGGACGTTATCAGGGGGCCACTGGTGAATACACAATCTGGGAGAAGGGTGCCTATGACTATTGGAATGTGACGGGACCGAAACAGAAAGGAGGCCAGGCATGAGCAGGATAAAGAAACAGCTGGCGATTTGTCCTCCCGCCTATATGTGTAAGGGGCCTAACCGTGAGAACTTCGTCAGTACCGGTCACAAGTGTGGTTACTGCAAGGGTAATGGCTGGTTCTGGGGAACGGAAGAGGGCAGCCGCGAGGACGTGCATGTGTCCTGCCCGGTGTGTGGCGGTAGCGGTGAGCTGGATGCGATTATAACAGTGGACTGGAAACCTTCAAGCAAGTAAGCCATGAGAAAGGAGTATTACAACTACGTTGTGAAGCTGCCCGTTCTGCTTCATGAACTGTTCCGCGGGAAAGTTGCCGACTATCATTTTTCCGACATGACGGTAGTGATGAACCACCTGGTAAAGTCCTATATCCGCATGACGGACGGTGGCAGGGTTTCTACTGCCACCCGGCGTATCCTTCTCTGCATGGACCGTATTCCGGACATGTCGTTCTTCTTCCGCGCCAGGAGAAGGCGGTGCTGTTCTTCGAGATGGATCCGGCCGTTGCCGACAGCCTACAGCGTGCCATCGTTTCCGGGGGCTGGGGCAACCGCCAGCGTCTTGCCGTCCGCCTGGTATGCGCTTTCTGCTGCGGTGCCGGTGTGACGTTGAACAACCTTTCGATGGAGCTTGCCGCCGGAGAGGTGTTCCGCCGTCCGGAAGGTTATCTCATACATACCTACGTGAGCAATTACCAGTACGTGTTCCTGAAGGAGACGGCCGCTGCCCAGCGCATGAGCGTGGAGGGTATGCTGACGGCCGCCGCTGAACTGCTGGTGGGAACGGATGACGAAGGTTCCGGATACCATATTCCGGAGAGTCTCGGCCGTATTGCTGACCGCGTGCTCGAGGTGAGGGGCAGCACGCTGAAGGACTTCCGCCGGCAGTGTCTGGTGAGCATCCGCACGAACACTATCGGTTCGGACCGTATCGCCGCCTTCATGGAAAAGCACGGCATCGCCTCCGCCCGTGAGTTCCTGCGTCGCGTGGTCCTCTTCTTTCTGGAGGCACGGTATCTGATTTACCGTAAGGAGGTAGAACTTGATGAGGATGACCTTCCGGAGGAGGAAGAGACGGATTGGGAGGAAACTATGTACAGCCAGTATCAAAAAAGAGATTTCGCGATTTCAACATATAATTATTAACCATTAAAATTTAACTGAAATGATTACAGAAAAACAGAAAGAGGCAGTAAAGGAACTCTGCCAATACGTGGATAACTTTTGTAAGGAAAATAATCTTAGTGCCTTTATGAGCGTTGCGGCCAGTGAGGACCATCCGGACGGGCTTGAGCAGATAGCCGGCTCAATCATTACCGGCAAGACTGAACATATTGTCGGCTCTATTTCTGGGGTTGTCAAAGCGAATAAGAATGTCTATATACTGCTTTCCATGGGGCTTATGCAGGCCTATACGAGAAAGGCTGACATTAATACTATTCCGTTCGATGAAAATTTGAATATGAACTGATGAATGCAGCATAAACAGCTATGAGTGAAAATAACAACAAGCAGAAACGTAAACGTGTCTGTCCGCATTGCGGCCGAAAGTTGTGGATGCGTGAGTTCTATCCGTTGAAGAATGGGGGACGGAGTTCCTGGTGTCATGAATGTGTGCTGGCGTACAAGCGTGAACAGTACCGCAAGCACCGGAAGGTTGCTGACGGTACTTTCATGCACCGGACACTGGGACGGCTCGTCGAGCATAAGGGATATTCCACCCGTATCTTTTGGAACGGCAATATGCTTTCCATCATGCGTCGCCACTATCACAATACCCTCAACCGGGAGCTGGCTGAAATGCTCGGTGTTTCCGAACGCAGCGTCACCCGGAAGGCCCGAGAAATGGGACTGGAAAAGGACAAAGGTTTTGTAGCCTCCCTTAGCCGGGAACATTTGTTGCTGGCAAACGCGAGAAGCAAGGAACTGGGATATCCAGGCGGCTTCACCAAGGGGATGAAGTTTCGGGGAAACCAGTACACCGGGAGAATAAGAGTTGAATAACATACAGCACGGTCAATATTATGAGTAAAAAAATGGTAATTGTGGTCACCGCCGTTGGTGTCCGTAAAGTAGTGGAAAAATGGCTCTGTGAGAATATGACTTGCGAGCTGGTTGTGTCACGTAACGCACGCCATGAGTGTTGTGTGGAAGTCATCTATGATAGCGGAAACCCTTCGGTCTTGCGTACCCTTTTGCAGGCTGCCGTGGGTGAAATAATAGAGTTGTGCTGATGTGGTATGAATAGTTTGAGTTAATGAAAATCTGAATAGAATGGGCATACTTGAATTTTTCGACCAGTATAAGTGTACAAAAAATGAAAAAGAGCATCTTCTTGATTATTTGTGTACTATCAGAGTAAAGAGAGTGATTAAGGAAATTAATGACCTTAAAATAAACAAAAAAAAACAGCATAGCCATGCAGATAGACATCAACAGCCGCAAGCAGTTAAATAAACCCGAGAATTATGCGGTGTTTTATAGTCTTTTGAACCGCCTTCCGACATCTGACCGCGATGCTTTGAAGGAAAGCGTAGTTTCCCAGTACACGGACGGACGTACCACGAGTCTGCGCGACATGACACTGAAGGAATACAGTGCGGCCATAGCCGGGATGCGTAAGCTGGTGCCGCCCACTCACCAGGAAGAACTCCGGAAGATTCTCCGTCAGAAGCGTTCCGCGGTACTGCACCAGATGCAGCTGCTGGGCATCAATACGGCCGACTGGGACAAGGTGAACGCTTTCTGCCTGGACAGCCGTATCGCTGGTATGGAGTTCCGTGAACTTGACTGTGAGGCGTTGGACACGTTGCAGGTGAAGCTGCGCGCCATCCGCCGCAAACGTGAGAATAAACAACAGTAATAACCATTTAATTTTTTAGTTATGGACTTGAAAGAACAACCTCAAATCCGCAACTAAGCTCTTCAGCGTCCTTCTTGCG